TAATTCTATTAGGAATATCAAAATCAACATGGAGTAGAAGAAAAGATGAATATCTAACTAGTTTATCTCAAGCATATGAATATGAGGTAACTTATAAAGGTAGAAGTGTATTATATACTTTTACAAAACAAATTGGTGATTATCAAAAGCCAGAAAATAAACGCTCAAGAGAAAAGAATGATGCGGTAATTCATAAATTCATTAAAGAAGTTATTGAAGAAGATAATTTACAAACAGCCGCAAATATGGGAAGAAGAGCATTTGAGTCTTTTGCAAAAGATGTTAAAACTGAAGTAGCGGAATTAGGATTAAAAGAAAGTACTGTTAAGGAGTATATTAGATTACAAATGAGAGAAATGTTTGGAACAAAAATAAATCAAGGTGGGACAGATGGCTACATTAGTGAAAAAATTTGGTGTAGATTAAATGCCGAATATAATGTTTATGAAGAATTAACAGATGAAGTTATTAAAGATTACTATGATATTGTTCAGACTGTCAAGAGCGAAATTAAAAAAGAAGATGTATGTATGTTTGAAGATTATCAAAATGGTTTAATTTCAAGAGAAGAATATGGAGAAATGTTAATTAATTATAATACAAACTTATTTGCAGAAGCTAAGAAAATGTTTTCAGCAAAATATGGATTTTATCCCATCAAAGTTCCGAGATACCAACTTAATGCGTGGACTGCGGAAGAGGGTAAATATAATAAAGAATGTATTAATTAATTTAACAAAAGAGAAAGGAGAAATAGAATGGATTGGTTAGTCAGTAATTGGTATTTAATTATCGCGGGATTGGCACTTATAGGATGCATTGGACTAGGTATAAAGAAGTTTATATCGATGCCAACCGCACAACAATTAGAATCTTTAAAGGAATGGTTACTCTTTGCTGTTGTTTCCGCAGAGAAAGAATTTGGAAGTGGAACAGGACAAATTAAACTTAGATATGTATATGATAAATTTGTTACTAAATTCCCTTGGTTAAGTAAGGTAATTTCATTCTCTACATTTTCTACTTTTGTTGATGAAGCATTAGATAAGATGAAAGATATTCTTGCGGATAATAAAAAACTAAAAGATTATATTGAAAAGAATTGAAAATGAGATGGAAAAGAAAGTATGATATTTTTCTTTTCCATCTTTTCTTTTTGCTATTGTTAATTAAATTAAGATTAGACAAATTAATTATGAAATGAATTTTACGATTACTTCTTTGTTCTTTACTCTTTTCTTTTGTTAGGTGCTAAATTTTTAAAAAGTAGATATTTTATTTAAAAATTTTTGGACACATCTTGACATTCGCTTATAGCAGTTTTTCATATAATTATGACAAAGGTGAGAGAAATAAAAAACTCACTATGACAAAAGGAGAAGATAAAAATGGAAAATGTATTAAGAGCAGAAAGAGCGGAATTTGATATTTATACAGCAATCGAAGATTCTACATTTCCGCAAATTAAAGAATACTGGAGCGGGCATGAACAAGAGTTGATTGAGAAATATCAAAAACCTGGTATATATTGTATTAAAGTTGGGGATATGGTTGTTTATGTTGGTAAAAGTAAAAATATGTTGGAAAGAATATATAATCATTTCCGCAATATATTAAATACCAACTTGACAAAAACGAAAAAATATGTTATACTAAGAGAAATAATGAACCAAGGTTATGTAATTAATTTTGATGTATTAGAAGATTGTAGCGGAATGACAGAAGATGAATTAGGAGAAAAGGAAGGAGAATATATTAGAGCCTTTCAAACAGACTTAAATCAACAAATTCCGCATAAAGGGGATTATAAACATTGGGATATAAACAAAAGAGCTAAGTATATTTCGGCAAAGGAGATAATTGGAAGATATGAAAGATACTACCTTAGATAAGCAAGTATGGGTTAGAGTCAGTGAAGAAACGCATACTGCTTTAAAAGAAAAATGTGATAAGAATGGAATAAAGATTTCCGCGCTTATTAGAATATTAATAATGAAATATCTTGAGGAGGAAATAAAGTTATGATTAAGAAGATTGATGATGCGTTGAATTGGATTTTAGTTGTTTTATTTATTGCTGCGGCTATAATAGAACTAATTACCACACCTGTATTAGCACTTACTTTTGTAATTGTATTTATTGCCGCTGTTATTGTTAAAGTTATACAAGAGAAGAAAAATAATATTATTGATTTTAAAAGAAAGGAATAAATCTATCAATGGAACAAAATGAAATTATTAAATTAATTCCGCCTATTCTAGCAGATAAACTTCAAGAGCAAAAATTAAGTTTAGTAGCAGATGAAAATGGATGCCGTCTTGTTCCTACAGATTCTTTGCTTTTGATTGAAAATGGTAAAGTAAGCGGTTTTCTTGCTAAACAAATTTTAGATATTAAAGATGCTGTTGATAGGTTAGGTGGTAAAGATGTCAGTGCTTAAAAATCAATGGGGACTTACACCTCAGCAAACTAGATTTGTAGAAGAATATGTAAGTAATGGTTATAATGCAACAGCCGCATATTTAGTTGCTTATAACGCTACCCCAGAAACTGCAAATAAAAACGGTTGGAAAATTATAAAAAAGCCTGAAGCACAAAACTATATGAAAATTTTACAAAAAGATAGAATTGCGGCTCAGGGTATTTCCGCAGAACGAATACTTGAAGAATTATCTAACATTGCTTTTGCGGAAAAGGGTGATGAAGATTATACTGTTACTGCTAAATTAAAAGCACTTGATTTGTTGCAAAAACAGATGGGGCTACAGAAACAACAAATTAAGGCTGAGGTTGAACAAAATCAAGAGATAAGAGTAACAATAGAAGATAATAATGATTGAGTTAAAACTTGATAAAAGATTATTTGCCCCAAAGTTTTATCCTTATTTATTTGATTACAGTCATAGATTTGAATTTTATATGGGTAGTGCAGGAAGTGGCAAATCATATTTTATTACGCAGAAACTTATTATAAGAGCAATTAATGAACCAATTAGAATACTGGTTTGCCGCAAATATGCAACTACTATTAGACAAACTGTATTCTCTCTCTTTTGTGATGTAATTAAAAAGTGGAAATTAAATGATAAAGTTAAAATTAATTTATCTGATTTCCGCATTACATTTCTTCATAATGGTAGCGAAATTATTTTTACAGGACTTGATGAAGAAACTAAATTATTGAGTTTAAATAATATTGGTACTATTTTTATTGAAGAGGTTTATGAAGTAGAAGAAGAATTAGTTGAACAGCTTAATTTGCGTATGAGAGGTAAAACTAAAAATCAACAAATTATTATGGCATGGAACCCTATCTCACAAGATAGCTGGCTTTATGAATTTACAGTAGTTAATCCGCCAAAATCAAGTATATTTGTTCATAGTACATATAAAGATAATCCATTTCTTTCTCTTGATTATATTGAATCATTAGAGGAATTGCAATATCGTAATCCTAATAAATGGCGTGTTTATGGTTTAGGAGAATGGGGAATTAATACTGATGGATTGGTATTCCGCAACTGGAGAAAAGATGATTTAGGTGATATTAGAGAATTATCTAAAGAAGGCTGGGAATTAAGAGTTGGTATGGACTTAGGATTTGTTGACCCTTCTACTATTGTTTCTAGTATGTATAATGAGAAGCAATCAATTATTTATGTTTTTGATTCTTGGTCTGAAAGCGGTTGTCAATTAGATGAAATTAAAAAGGCTTTAGAACAAAGAGAGTGGGTAACAAGACATATTAAGATATATATGGACTCGGCTGATGCGCGTGCAATCGACTATTTCCGCAGACAAGGTTATAATGCAGTACAATGTTTAAAAGGACCTGGAAGTGTGGAATCAAGAATTACATTTTTACAAAACCATGAAATTGTGGTTAATGAAAAATCTGGACAGAAACTTATAACAGAGTTGAGTAATTTTTCATATATAAAAGATAAGAAAACTGGTAAATATACAGAGAAAACTACTCACGAATATTCTCACTGTATTGATGGATTAGGGTATGCTTATTCTGATATATATACAAAAGGAAGGGTGAGAACTTTTGATAAGACATTTAGACTATAAAGGAGAAAGAA